ATGCAACAACGCACTCAATTAAGAAACCCGCTTCGGCGGGTTTCTTTGTTTTATGCAAGAAAGAGATGGCGATTTCCCTCACGGCTCTGCGGGCGAGGCGTGTCGCCGAGAACCACGGTTCGCTACCGCTCGCTTTGCTCGCTATGCGCTCACCTCGCTGCGCTTAACTAAAGAAATGAAGAGCAAGAATGAGCGCAGAGGGTTTCTCGGTGGCGTGCCCCGTCCGCAGAGCCGTGAGGGAAGCGGCAAAGGGGGTTGACTTTTGTCCGGCAGCAGTCGTCTACAAGCCGGCTTGCTGATGGGCGCCGCGTTTACACATAGAGCAGCGAGCGGCATTCCGGGCGAGCAGATTGCCTTGAAGGAGAAGCGAAGCGTACTTCGGTACGCGAGCGACGACTGAAGGGCAAGATGCCGTCCTGAATGCCGCGCAGCGTCAGGACGTCTCGTATGAGAAAAGCCCGTTCGTCAGAACGGGCTTGTAAAAACAAAACAGGCACGGTTTCCCGTGCCTGTAGACATTCGAACTGGCGGGGCACTCGCTACTTATAGCGAACACCATGGTGCACGTCACGGCCTGGGGTTTCGTCGCGTGCGTTGGTCTCCCTACGCCTGCGGCATGACTTCCTGCTCGCCGTTCTCGTCCATGTACGGGATTATGGCCACGCCGCCCTGCTCGGTGGTCAGCAGCAGGTACTCTCGGTTGCGCTCGTCGCACACGATTTCCTGGCCGATGCCTTCGGGCAGGTCGTATATGGGGCCGTCGGTGCGGGCGGGCAGCACGGTCATGTCCTGCGCGCCCATGGCCTTGGATGTGCAGCTGACTGCGCCCAGGATGATGAGCAGCAGAAGGACCGCCAGGACGAACGGACCGCATCCGCCGCGCTCCTCGTCTGCGGGACTCGGGTACGGCATGGCTACGCCTTCACCAGGAAGTCGTCGGCCTCGGGCTTGCCCGTTGCCTTGCCCACCGCGATGTAGCGGGTGTGCCCGCTGTACGACGTGTAGCGGCCCCACACGTAGCCGTCGGCGATCTTGTACCAGTCGTCAAGCACAACGGTCTCGCCCGCGTCGTAATGCGTCACCTCGTTGCCGCCGAGGCCGGGGGCGTCGCGCACGCGCAGCCAGTCGACCGTGCAGCGGTAGGTGCCGCCGAAGCCCTGCCCGGCATGCTCGCCATCGGGCTGCGTCTGCTCGCCCGTGGGCGGTTCGCCCGGGTCGGTGCCGTCCACCATGGCGTCGTACCATTGCTGGGCGCGTGCCATGTAGCGGTTGTGGTAGCTCGTGCCCTCCTTGAGCGGGCCGGGGCAGCTCGTCGCGCTGAAGTGGCAGTGGGGGAACACGTTCACCATCCATTCGGGTCGCCCCAGTCCGTAGAACTTGTGGATGGCCGCCAACAGGTGAGCGCCGCTCTCAAGACACGCGTCGGTGATGGAATCGCCCTGGTTGGCGTGCTCGATGCCGATGCTCTTGCAGTTCGCGTCCCAGTTGCCCGCGTGCCAAGCCGTGTCGGCGTCCCACACGAGCTGGCCGATGATGCCGTCGCTCTGCACCTGGTACTGCGCCGACGCCTCGCGGGACTGCCAGGTGTTGTAGCAGTCCTCCACGGACAGGTCGCCCGCGTTGTAGTGCAGCACGGTGAACTGCAGCGTTCGCCCGCTGCGGCCCTTGGTGAAGTGCGTGGACAGGATGCGGTCCATGTCCGCTTTCAGGTTCTCGAAGTCCATCTCCTACTCCTTCCCGCCTACGGTCACGCCAAGCAGGGCGTCGAGCCACTTGGACGTGATGCCCACGGACTTGAACAGCGTGTAGGCCGCCTGGACTCCGCCCACGACGGCGAAGGCGCACGTGACCCATGCGCCCTGGTCTGCGGGCACGCCGCCCACCAGGCCGGTCACGATGCCCGCCAGGAGCGAGCACGCCAGCGCCAGGACACGCGCCGCCTTGCCGGTCATTGCCTCGGTCTTGATCAGCTGCACCGCGAACGGCACGACGAGGGACAGCACGATGGCCGCCCCGGCTTGCATGATTGTCATAATTCTCTCCTTTAGTTGCTTGCTTCCTTGTCGTACAGCAGGTCCACGCGGTCGCAGATATGGTCCACCTTGGCCGCCATGCCCTGGCTGCGCGCCTGGCTGTTGGCGAGGTCGGCGTGCAGCACCTCGTTGGACGTGGCCACGGACTCCATGAGCGTCTTCATGGCCTCCATGAGCGAGTTGCTGCGCTCCATCTGCGCGGCGATGCGGCCCTCCATCTGCGAGCGCTCGCGGTCGCGCTGCGCGCGCTCGGCAACCTCGGCCTGCTTGCGCTCCTCGCGCTTCACGTCCAGGCCGGCCTTGCGCTCGTTCTGCTTTCGGAACTCCTCCAAAAACTGTCGGCCGAAGTAGAACAAGATGAGCGCCAGGAGCACGCCGCCCAGCCACCCAGGGCCGTACGGCGCGAACAGCTCTAGAACTCCCACGCCTACTCCTTCTTGGACGCCTTGATGGCCTCCATCTCCTTCTTGGTGATCTTGCCCGCCTGCAGCAGCTGCTCCAGGCTCTCGTCGTTGTAGAAGCCCGCCAGGTACCATTTCTGCACCCTCTGGGCGAATCGGCTCAGCTTCGCGGCCACCTACTCCACCTCCCCCGGCATGCTGTCGTCTTCGTCATCGCCTGGCAGCTCAACGTCTGCGCATGCCGCGACGAGCTCCATCAACGCCTCTTGGCGCTCCGCCTTGCTCTCCAGGTTCTCCTGGCGGCGGGAGGCGGCGAGGTCGTCGGGCGCCTTCTTGATGTCTAGCATTGGTGCTCCTTCCATAGTTCCTTGTACCAGGCCTCGCAGCGCCTGATGAGCCTGAAGCTGTCGCCCTTGCCCGCGTGGTTGCGCCATGCTCGGTAGCTCTCGTCCACTTCAGCGCGCATGATGCGCCCCTTGAGGCTCAGCCTAGCCATCTTCGCTATGCGCCGCCTCATCTCCTTGACGTTCGACGGCTTCACGAACATGAGGGCCTTGCCCGTGTCGGTCAGGTGGAAGTCGAAGCCCAGGAACGGCACGCCGTCCCGCAACGGGTACACGCGCGATTTCTTCGGGTTCAGCTCGAAACCAAGGTTATGCAGGGTGTCGCCGAACGCTTCCAGGGCGCGCTCGGCCTCCTCGCGGGTGGGCAGGATGGCCACGGCGTCGTCCATGTACCTGATGTAGTTCCTGATGCCCATGAGGTCCTTGGCCATGTGGTCCAGCGGGTCCAGCACGCTGATGCCCGCGATCTGTATCATCTGGCTGCCCGGGTTGTACCCGACCTCGCCCGGGTACTGGTTGCGCATGACCGCCCTGGCCATGGCCATGATCTCGGGCGGCAGCTTGCGGGCGAACGCCGCCTCGGCCGTCTCGTGCCGCATGTTCGGGTAGTAGCCCGCCACGTCCATCTGGCATACCCAGCCGTTCGGCCCGTTCTTGCGGTAGTGGCGGCGCATGAACTCCTTCAAGCGCTCGCGGGCGTAGTCGGTGCCCTTGCCCTTCCGGCATGCCGCGTTGTCCGATATGAAGCCGCGCACCATGCGGGGGTAGATGCTGTTGTCGTTGAGGCTGCGCTGGAACACGCGGTCGGCGAAGCCCACGCTCACGATGGTGCGGCGCTTGGGCCTCGTCACGTAGAACTCCCGCGTGGGCCCGCACCTGAACGTGCCCGCCTGCAGCTTGCGGCTCATGACCAGCGTGCGCTCTGACAGGTTCAGCATGTAGCTGGCGGCGCTGCCCTTCCATATGACGCCGCGCCGGCACTTCTTCGCGCTCTCCCTCAAAGCGAGGAACCCGACGACGCCGTTCAGCTCGCCGGGTTCCAGTTCTGGTGTGGGTCCGGGGCGCGCGATAGCCGCCCGCGTTCCAGCCGCGTCGGCGTCGCCCCGGCGTTGTTCGGCCCTCTCGGGCTCGGGGTCGCGGCTCCCCGCGCCGGTTTCGCCCCGCTCCGCGGCTGCGCCGCAGGCTTCGGTGGGGCTTTCGCCGGTTCGGTCGGGAGCACAGCGCAGCGCGTTCTGCGCGTTGTTGTTGTTGACGTTGCCCGACGTGTTCACGATGAACGTGTTGTTGCCGTTGTTGCGATTAGCGGAACGCGTCCAGACGTTCTGTTCAGCCGCGGCCCCGGCTATCACAGACGCCCGTATCTCTTGGCGTCGGATGCCCTCCATGCGGCTATCTCGTCTCGCAGGTCCATTGTCTTACCGACCCAGTAGACGGCTCGGCGCTCAGACAGGTGCATGACGTCCCATGCGAGGTCGATGAGGAAAAGCAGCTCGCGGCAGCACGTCATGGCCATGTCCTGCAGGCGGCGCCGCTCGGCGTACAGGGCGGCGTCTCCGCCTACCCTGATGTTGTTGGCGCACCAGATGAAGCGCGCTATGTCGAGCGCCGCCGCCTTTATCTTGTCCGTGACGGCGGACTGCTCCGGCTTGAACACCTTCTCGTTCGCCGTGATCTTCAGCACGTACTCCACGAGGTCGCAGGCGTTCACGAACACTTCGAGCTTGCTTTTCTTCCTCAACCTTTTAGGTACCGACAAAGCGGCCTCCTTTTCGAGCAGTGGGGCGGGCGGTGGCCCGCCCCGGATTGGCATCGATGACTAGATGGCGCGGGCGGGAGCACAGCGCAGCGCGTACCGCGCGCTGCGGTCGTAGACGGTGCCCGACGTGCCCACGATGAACGTGTAGCCGCCGCTGTTGCGATAAGCGGAACGCGTCCAGACGCTCTGCGGGCTGGTCTTGCCGTTGATGGCGTACGTGATCAGCTGCGGCCACGTCTGCCACAGCGCCAGCGGGGTCGGGGACTGCGCGACGCGCGCCCAATACTCCCACGCCTCGCCCTCCTTGCCCTTCATGCCGGACTCGCCGAGCGCCAGGAAGTGCTCCTCCAGGCTCGGCAGGAACACGAGGTCGTAGGTGGTGTCCAGCACCGGCTCGCTGTCGGTGCCCTCCTCGCAGTAGGGCACGCCGGTGACGACCTTCACGCGGCGCATGACGGCCAGCTCTGCCTCGGGGATGCCGTCCAGGAAGCCGTGCTTGCCGACGTACTCCGGCGGGCGGTCCCACTTGTTCTGAGGCTTCCACCAGTTCGTGCCCTTGCCGTTGAGGTACTGGCGCAGGGCGGACTGGCTCCAGCGGTTGTAGCCGTAGGCGCAGCGGTAGATGCTGTTCATGTTGCCGTCCGGCTTGGTGCCGATGGTGCCCAGGCTCGTGCCCTGCGCGCCCTCGCTCATGCCCACCGTCTCGATGGAGTCGGCGTCGCTCACGGTCTTGTAGGACTTGACCTGCCACGTGCCCGGGTCGCGGTCCGGCGCGTACTCCATGCCGGCCAGCACGCCGCCCTTCGGCACGTCCTTGGCGAGCGTGAACTGGTAGGTCTTGCCCTTGACCACGTTGGTGCCCCACGAGGCGCCCATGGTCAGGTTGTAGGTGCCCGCGGCCAGCGCGGCCTCGCAGTACCAGAAGGCCTCCTTCTGGTCGAACTGCGTGCCGAAGGGCAGGGTGTAGTGCCACTGCAGGATGGTGCCGGGCAGCTTCTCTCCGTCCTGCAGCTCCAGCTCGGCGGGGAAGTGGCACACGTCGTTGGCCACGTCGTAGGCGGTGCCGCCGTCCGGGTCGGTCCACTGGGAGGTGATCTGGTCGCCGATGCCGAGCACGTAGGGGGCCAGGCCGTCGCGGCTCATGCGCGCCAGCCCGTCCCAGTTCGTCTTCAGCGCCGCAACCTTGTCGTGCGCCATCGCCTGCAGCGCGCCCGCGATGGCGCGGCCCGTGTCGTCGGTGATGATGGGATACTCCACGATGGTGTTCTCTGTTGCCACGTTACGCCTTCTTTCTCACGGCCACGCACAGCTGGCCCTTGTCGTTGACGGTGATGCCGTTGGTCAGGCCGAGCACGGCCTTCTCCCACTCGGCCATCTTCCGGCTGTAGTTTCTCGCGCGGTCGGCCTCTGCCACCACGCGCCGCGCCTCCTCCTCGACGCGCGCCTGCTCCTGCGCCGTGGCCTTCTCCGTGATGGCCGTGCAGGAGTTGATGGCGGCGGTCGCCTGGCGCGTGATCTCGTCGGCGTTGGCCGCCATCTCCTGGGACTGCTCGATGATGCGGTCCAGCATCGGCACGTACGCGCCGGTGACGGCGTCCGTCAGGTCCACGTTGTCCAGCACCTCGATGCGCAGGCTGTTGGTGGAGCCCGTGAAGTCCTGCCCGACCACGCGGAAATACGCCATGGTGATGGAGCCGCGCACAGCCGCGACTGCGTCGGGGAAGCGGTACGTGAACTGCCCCGATTGGTCCTTGACGGTCACCTCCTCCATAATGGGGCGGCCGCCTGCGTTCTCCGCCATGAACGACACGGTGCAGGCGGCCAGGTTCACGGGCTCGCCGCCGTCGAGCAGCTGGAACGTGCGCTCCAGGCTTCGCGAGTCGCCTCGCCTGGCGCGCAGGCAGACCACGGGCATGAACTGCGTGCTGGTCTTCTGCAGGTCCAGCACGATGATCTCCCTCATCTCTTCTCCTCTCTCATCCGATGGTTCCCAGCACGATGCCGCCGCTCGGCAGCATCAGCACCAGCGCTATATCGCCGGCCTTCGCGGAGACGCCGGACAGCTTCGCGCACGGCGTCGGCTCGTCGGCCCCTCGCAGCAGCACGTTGACCGTGCCGCCGGACACGGAGCGCACGGGCGCCCTCGTATGGTACTCGCGCGGTCCCGATTCCGGCCACAGGGCGCGCGCCAGCTCGTCTGCCAGCTCGCCGCTATTTGTCGACATGCCATGCCACCTTCCCGCTCGTCTCAATCTTGAAGTCCGGGCGCAGCAGGCGGCGCATGGTGATGGTCGTCTCGCCGCCCAGGCCGAAGTCCACCTCCTTGGCGGTGATGCCGCCCGTGAACCTCTTGCCCGAGCGCTCGTAGTCGACCAGCCCGCACTCCCCGACCTGTGCCGGGACGAACAGCCCGGGCACCGTCACGTACTCGATACGCGTGGAGTTGTCCGCCAGCTTCTTCTCGGCCAGCGCCTTGAGCGCCGCCAGCATCTTCTCGGGCGTGTCGCCGGACAGCTCGGTCACCTCGTCGTCCAGCTGGCGCTCGCGGCGGCGGACCGTGGTGCTCGCCTCGCTGCGCGGGTCGTCGTTGCGCGCCTCGGCGAACAGGCCCACCGAGTCGTCCTCGTACCACAGGCGCACCACGTTGGGCGTGTCCGCCCTGTTGTCCTTGGCCTTGATGGCTGGGAACGAGAAGCCCGTGCCGTCGTCCGGGAACGTCCAGGTCGCCTCGCGCTCGGTCGGCTCGACGTACGGCTGCAGCTGCACGGTTCCCCACGCGTCGGTGGTGGCGCTGCCGAAGCCCGCCGCCGACAGCAGCCAGTTGGCGATGCCCAGCCAGCTCTCGTCGCGCTCGAACGTGTGGGGGCTTGAGAGCTTGTACGCGGACGGCGCGGCGGTGACGGGAAGGCCGAGCGCCCGCAGGCTTTCGGCCGCCGTCTCGACGGCCTTGGTGCCTGCGGGCAGCGTGAGCGGGCAGCCGGGGCCGCACGTGGCCACCGTGAGCATGCCCGCCAGGTCTGCGCTGCCGCTCACGAGCGCGCCCTCCAGGCTCGTCTCCCCGACTTCGAGGAAGCCCGTGGCCACCGGCCCCTCCCAGCGCTCGCCCCACTGGTTCGTGAAGCCGTAGTAAACGCGGATTGCGTCGGACTCGTCGGGCACCGCCGCGCCCTCGAAGTCGATGGAGCCGGTGACCTTCAGCTCCTTGAACATGCTCTCGGACGACTTTCCGCCGGTGATCTGCCAGTAGTCCTCGGCCTCCTCCATGCTCGGCCACTTCACGCGCCTAAACGTCCAGCGCTCCTTGTATCTGCTGCCGTCCCATCTCACAGGGCATCACCGTCCGTCCTCGTCACGTTGAGAGACACGTCCCACGCCTGCTCCGCGTTGCCCAGCGACGGCGTGAACGACGCCTTGGCCACGCCGTGGAACACGAAGCCGTACAGCGTCTTGAACACCATCGGCTCGCAGCTGCGCACCGCATCGTAGAACCGCATGGCCTCTTCCCTGCTCTTGAGCCTCACGGTCATGTCGTGCGGCTCCTCCACGTTCTCGCTCGACACGACGACCGGATAGTGCTTGCCGGCAATCTGGTACGTCGAGAAGCTGGGCTCAACGCTGAACTCGTCGCCCGGCGCGTACATGCCACTGGCGATGCCGCCGGACCAGTACACGAACAGCAGCGGCGACCCGATGCGGCCGGGGTAGCCAGCTTCGCTCACGGCGCCGGAGTCGGCGAAGCTGGCCGTCTCGTAGCTGTAGTCCGTGTTCAGCGGGGCGTATCGGTCCACCACCGTGGAGCCGTCGTGCAGGTCCTCCGCGAGCAGCGTGCGCACGCCGCCGACGTTGCGCCACAGGCTGCACGTCTTCATGGCCACGGCGGCGTCGGTGCGGCCCTCGCGCAGCGTTACCGCGACATAGCCCGTGGACGGGTCCGGCACGGCGTCCGCGACTGCCGTCGACGGCAGCACGTACGACACCGACACCGCGCGCGAGGCTCTGGCCTGCAGCGTGGAGCTTGAGCGCACGGACGCCTCAAGCGTGTAGGCGGCCCCGTCGCGCGGCAGCCACTCGCCGCTGCGAACGTCGAACTCCAAGCCGTCCATGAGGTCTCGCGAGAACACTGCCGCGCCGTCCGCGTCGCGCACGGTCAGGGTGCCGGCCGCCAGCTCGCCGCTCGGGTCGCTGTATCGAATCAGCACGTGCACGGGCGTGTTCTCGATGGCGAAGCCGTCGGCGGGCTGCTCGATGGTCACCGTCGGCACCTGCCGCACGTACGTCGATACGGCGACCGACCACGGGCCGAAGTCCGCATGGGCGCCCTTGGTGCGGGCCTGCACGGTCAGCTTGGCGTTGACTGCGAACGAGTTGTCCAAGGAGGCGGAGGACGCGCCGCCGTTCACGTCCGCCACATGCCACGTCGCGCCGCCGTCCGTGCTCCATCGCCACTGGGCGGCCCTCTGCGCCGAGCCGTCGATGGGGTTGTGGCGCCACGCTACCGTTATGCTCGCCTGTGTCTTCGGGATGACCTGCGAGCTTGATGGCGACGTGATCGTGGGGGCTGCGGGCGCGCAGATGGTCACGATGCCGTCCGACTCGACCCATGCGCTCGTGAGGTCTCCGCATACATTGCGAGCGCGGTAGTACCACGTGCCGCCGCCGGGGTCGTCCTCGAAGTCTGTCGCCTTGCCCTGCGTGGTACGGACCGCCGTCCACGTTTTCAAGTCCGGGCTTCGCTCTATCTCGGTGCCCGTTGCGGTGTTCGCCCCGTTTTCGAAGGTGCCCTTCACCTTGGTGTCGGACACGCGGGACATCTTCGGCTTGCCCGGAGCGCACGGGGTGTTGTAGACGGTGCCGGTCTCGACCCACGCTGAAGCGCCCGCGGCGTTGCGGCTTCTCACGCGGTATCGCCACGAATGGTTCGCGCTCGTCGAGCGGTCCACCTTCGTGCTGCCCGCCGCCTCGATGGCGCCGAAGTCCGACCATGCGCCGCCGTCCATCTGGCGCTGCACGTCGTGCGCCAGGTATAGACCGGCGCATGGGCTTCCCGGCACGATGGACAGCGTGTTCTGCGTGTCGGAATCGCGCGCCACGCTCGCGGACTTCGGCGCGTTCGGCGTCGTTGCCACTGCGTTCGTGTACTGGTGCGCGGGGGCATTCCCCGCGCTGTTGTGCGGCAGCACTCGGAACTTGTACAGGCGGTTCGGCTCCGCCTGGTACGTGTACGCCGTGACGTCTCCGCCGCAGTCCTCGGCCAGCTCGTACTCGCCGTCGTCTACGGACACGTCGACGTACACGCCGTCGTATGGGCGTGCGTCGGTCGTGTTGCTGCGCCACGTCACGAGCACCGTTCCGTCGCTTCGGAGGACGGCTACCTGGCTCATGACGTTGTTGGGTTTCCACGTCGGCACGTCCGGGCTGTACCATGCGTCCACGGAGCTGTTGTAATGGGTGTTTGACCAGCCCAGGTACCACACGGACGCGCTCACGTGCGCGCTGCCGCCGTAGCCGACCCAGCCGTAGTCCTGCCACCCGCTGTCGCCGTACCATCCCGTGCCGTACAGCCGCAGGCGCCCGCCCCACGAGGTGTCCACGATGGTGCCGCCGAAGTTGCCGCTGTCGACGTAGCAGCTCCGCTTGTACTGGACCCATGCGCGGCCCTCCTCCTGCGCGGAGGTTCGGAACTCGACGTAGGCGTACATCTTCGCGTCGGGGCCGCTCGCATTTCCCCAAAATCCCTTGGCCATGCTCCTCTATCCTCTCGTTCTCGTCGGGTTCGCGCGCTTCGCCGCCAGCACGAGGTTGACGAAGTCCTCCAGCGTGGCGAGGTCGCGCAGCTGCTCCATGTTCACCGTCACGTCGCCTATGTTGTAGACGACCGTGCCGCCGGCCCCCGCGTCCGCCCCTCGCGCCGCCAGGCGGCGGGCCACCGCGTCCGCGTACGGGTCCATCTCGCGGCCGGACAGCGGCACGACGGCCTCAGGGCCGGCCTCGCCGATGCCGACGACGCTCGCGCCCATGGCGATGGCGCCGGTTCGGTACCAGCTCACCGAGATGCTCGGCACGCTCGGCGGCATCAGGCTGAACTCGCCGCTCAGGCTGAAGTGGGGGAGGGCGATGTGCGGAAACTCCAGGTGCAGCCCCGCGAAGAAGCCGCTGATGGCGTCGAGCGCGTTGGACACGGTGCTCTTGGCGCCGCTCATGGCGTTCTCTATGACCGACCTGATTCCGTTGAACGCCCCCGACACCGCGCCCGTCACGGCGTTGCACGCGCCGACCGCGACCGACTTGATCGAGTTCCAGATGCCCGAGAAGACGGACAGGATGCCTTGCAGGATGCCGCTGATGATGCTCGACATGCCGTTCAGGATTCCGCTCACGCCGGAGCTCATCATCGAGAAGTCTCCGGTGACCACGCCGACAATGAGGCCCAGCACCGTCTGGAAGATGCCCTGTATCACCTGCCAGGCGCCCTGGATGATGGACGACAGCGCCGCCATCACGTTGGTGACGGTCGCGAGGATCGTCGCGAACACGTTGGCGACCGTGTCCATGATTGACGTGAGCACCGGCACGACGATGGAGATAATGACGGTGAGCGCCGCCTCGATGATGGGCAGCAGCACGTCCATTGCCGTCTGCACGGTCAGCACGAGCTGGTCCACGAACGCCTGCACGTAAGGCGCCAGGAACGCGCATATCTCCTGAACTTTCGCGCTGATGGCGTCGACGGCGGCCAGCACCGTGGCGCGGAACGTTTCGGACGTGTTCCACAGCGTCACCAGGATGGCCACCACGGCGGCGATTGCGGCCGCCACGGCGAGCGCCGGGGCGAGCGGGACGGCGAAGGCCCCGCCGAGCAGGAGCAGGCCCTCTGACAGCGCTGGCAGCATCGCCACCACGGAGCCGAACACCACGAGCAGCGGGCCGACCGCGGCGACCAGCGCCAGCACCACGGCAATGGCCGTCTGCGCGCCGGACGGCAGGGACGCGAACGCCTCGGCGACGTTGCCTATGACGCCCGCCACGGCGGTGATGGCCGGCGCGAGCGCCGAGCCGAACGCGATTGACGCCGACTCGATGGCGCCGCCCATGTTCTCCAGCGCCCACGACAGCTCGCCCTTCTGCGCGTTGGCCATCGTCTCCGCGGCGGTCGCGTCGTTGGTCGCGGCTATGTACTTCTGCAGGCCCTCGCTGCCGGACTGCATCAGGATGGCGGCGGCTCGCGAGGCGTCGGAGCCGAAGATGGTCTGCAGCGCGGCGTCGCGCTCCGCGTCGCTCAGCGTGCCCAGCTTGCCGGTCAGCTCGTCGGCTATGCCGGTTATGTCCTTCATCTTGCCGTTGGAGTCGCGGACCTCCAGGCCGTACGCCTCCATGGCATCGGCGGCCTGGTCGGTCGGCGCGGACAGGCGCTGCAGCATCGTCTTGAGCGACGTGCCGGCGTCTGAGCCCTTCACGCCGTGGTCGGCGAACAGCGCGAGCGCCGCGGCCGTGTCCTCCAGGCTCCATCCGGCCAGCGACGCCTGGGCGCTGCACTGGCTCATGGCCTGCGTGAGGTCCGAAACGTCGGCGGAGGACGCGTTGGCGGCGCCTGCGAGCGCGTTGGCGATGCGGGTGGCGTCTGCGGCGCCCAGGCCGAAGCTGCCCATCATCTGCACCGTGGTCTCGGCCGCATCGGCCAGGTTGAGCTGGCCGGCGCGAGGTCCATGGACGCCGCGAGCGCGCCGCCCTTGATATCCGCCTCGGTCAGGCCGCCCTTGGCAAGCTCCACCATGGCCTGCGCGGCCTCGGTGGCGCTGAACACGGTGTCCGAGCCGAGCTGCAGGGCGAGCTGGCGCAGGCCTTCCGTGTCGGAGGACGCGTCGCCGAGCGCTCCCTGCACCTGGCTCATGGCGTCGTCGAAGTTCGCGGCGACCGAGATGGCGGCGCCGCCAGCCGCCACGATGGGCACGGTGAGCCCGAGCGTCATGGAGCTGCCCAGGTCGGTGATGCCCTCGCCGAGCGCCTTGGTTGCCGCGCCGCCCTTCTTCAGCCCATCCCAGTTGAGCTTTCCGTCCTTGCCCCTGATCTCCTCCATGGAGACCTTTATCTTCTTCAGCCCGGACACGACGCCCTGGTCGTCGAGGCGCGCGAGCACGGAGACGGCGTTGGATGCGCTACTCATCGGCGCTCACCGCCCGCCCGGCCGCGGCGAACTCGCTCGCGAAAGCCGACGCCATGGCGTTGTTGGCCGCCGCCATGCGGTCTCCCTCGGGCCGCTCGCCGCGCAGAGCGAAATGGTGCGCCCTGGCGCGGAAGGCCTCGACGTATTCTCTGTTGTTCTTGGTTTCCTTCGGGCATTTCGCCGTCCGGTAGTAGATGGCCTGCTGCAGCGGGGTCTCCCCGGACTCCATCAGGCCGGCCACGAGGTCGAGGAACGCTCCGTAGCTCATCGAGCCGGCCACCTCGTCCCAATTGACGCCGTATGCCTGCAGGAGAGACGCGCGGATGCGCCCCGCGTCCTCGTCCCAGTCGAACACCGGCTCCTCGCTTCCCGCGGCACCGCGCGTGCCGTAGAGGTCGACGCCCATGGCATCCCAAAGCACGGAGTCCACCATGTCCCAGAAGCGCTCGCGCCCCGCCTTATCCACGGCGGCGGCGAGGTCGGGGAACAGCATGGCGGGCAGCAGCTGCTGCTTGTCCTCCTCGGTCAGCTCGGCGTCGGCGAACAGCTCGTTCACCAGCATGGCGTTGCGCGCGGAGTCGCACACGTCGAACTGTTCGCCCTCGTATTCGTATGTTGAGCAGAAGCGGCCGTTAACGGCCTTGCTCTGCGTCGTCAGGCTTCTGCGCATCCGCCACCACGTCCTGTAGGTAGTGCGCTGCCTTGCTCTGCTTCACGTCGTTCAGGCGGTCGAAGATGGCCTGGCACACGGTGGCGAATACCTGGACCATGACCAGGTTGCATTGCTCGGGCTTCAGACGCACGCCGTCGCCGCAAGCCGTCAGGATGGCGTCGTATGACTCCTCGCCGATGGCGTCCTTGATGACCGGCCCGATGACGTTCGCCATCTTGACGGACAGCTGGTCGAGATTCTTGCGGTTGGCGGTCTTGGCCTTGATCGAGTCGAGCGCGAGCGCCTTGTCGCGCGCCGCGATGCACTTGGCCGCGATGGCGTTCACGTTGGTGTCCGTGCAGTCGATGGAGCACGTCACGGTCTCGTCGCCGATCTCCACCTCGAAGCGCTCGAACGACTTCTTGACTTTCAGGGTTTTCATGGTTGCGCTGCCTTCCCATCGTGCGCTGCGACGCTAAAAAGAAGGCCGGGGCTGCAGCGCGTAACCCCGGCCTTCTCGGCATGTTCTCCCAGCTGTCGCCCAGCGGCTAGGAAACGCTGACCGTCACCTTCACGACGGTGGACACGGACGGCTTGGCGGCGCATTTGACGGCGAGTCGCGTCTCGCCGGCCTTCAGGCCCGTCACCACGCCGTCCATCGAGACGCGCGCGATGGCGGTGTCCTCGATGGCGAACAGGCAGCGCGTGCTCGCGCCCTCCGGCAGAACGGACGGCTTAACGGCCACCGCGGACTTGTTGGCGGCCACGGTGACCTCCTGCGCCACGGTCACGCTCTCCGGCAGGAGGACGCCCGCCGCGTCGGTCACAACTGTGGCGACGTCGGAACGGGACAGCGAGCATTTGAAGCTCGCCTTCTCGTTGGCGGCGCCGTTGGGGCCGTTGGCCGCGATGTCGAGGACGGTGCAGGGCGCCTCGATGCACTTGCCGGTCGGGTCTGTGACGCGGTAGCGCGTCTTGCGCGCGGCGCCGATGCCGTCCTCGATGGATGCGACGTAATCCTGGAACGGGTCGCCGATGAGGCGGTGGCCCTCGACGCTGTACTTGGCGTTGACGCCGGTGACGTCGGTCTCGGTGTTGCCGCCGCCGTTGTAGTAGGCGTCCTCGCTCGTGCTCTCGCTGTTGTCCTTGCTGATGTCTGAGATGCCGGGGCCGACCCACGCCCAGGTACGCTTGTCGCCGTTCGGCGTCGTGTCGACCTCGACCACGTGCTGGTAGTTCAGCGCGAATCCGATGTCCATTTAGAGCTCCTTAATCTCGATGTGCGCGGTGGCCTCGACCACCCACACGTTGCGGCCGCTCTCGTCCCACTGGACGGGGCGCGGCTTTACTGTCTCGATGCGAATCATGCGGTAGCTGCCGTTGGCGCTGTCCAGCGGCACGGTGCGCAGCGTGCGCTCCGCCAGCAGCGCATCGCCCATGGCGTCCAGCTCCACCCGCCTGGCCACGAACAGGCTCAGGCGGATGGCTGTGTCGAACGCGAGGTCGAAATAGCTGTCCTCGCCGCCGGGCACGCCTGTGCGGATGGCGCAGAACTCGGCGTGGCGTCGGGCGTCCGGCAGGTACGTGAACACGTCGCGGATGCCCGCGCCCTCCAGGCGAGCCCTCACGACGTCCACGAGGTCGAGCGTCTTGTTCTCGTCCATGCGTCCCTCCTAGTAGTCCATGTACAGCCGGCGCGCGAAGTCGCGCAGGTCGCCGCCGTCCTCCCGCGCGCACTTCTCGTCCCAGTGGTCAGTCGTCGCCGGGTCGGTGTGGCGCATCGGCTCGTAGTACTGACGCGCTGCGTATGGCGTGTTCCACGTCAGGATGCCCGCGCCGTAGTCGGAATTGACCGGCTCGCTGGAGCGCAGGATGGTCTCGCGCACGGGCACGTACTTGCGCATGACGAACGCGCAGCGGCGCGCGTACAGCACCTGGCGCCTCTTGCACTCGGCTGGCGCGGTGGCCAGGTCGATGCCCTTGGTCACTATGTCCACGGACACGCTCATCGCAGCTCCACCTCCCAGTGGTGCACGCGGCCCCTCTCGTCCACGTAGCGCGTGCAGGACGACACACAGCACTCGGGGCCGCCGTCAACGCTCACGAGGCTGCCGGCGGGCAGCTCCACGGCACCCGCGGTGTTCACGGCGTCGACGAACAGCAGCCCACTCGTGCCGTCCTGCAGCTGGTAGTCCGTGGCGCGCACGGACGCCTTCTGCTCGTAGCGCACGCCCAGCAGCTCCACTGGGGCAGAGAAGCCCTGCCTGCCGCCGTCCTCGGTCGGGATGCGCGCGGCGGCGCGGCTCGGCAGCAGGCGCTTCGGTATGGGCATCATGGCGATCACCCCAGCCCCTGGTACAACAAGCCGGAGCCGGACAGCGCCCGGCGTACGGCCTTGGAGACGTCCGCCTCGTAGGCGCTCCCGCCCTGGCCCTGTTCGATGGTGAGCGAGCCGAGCCGCACGGTGCCCGAGTCGCACACGCCGCCGCTGAAGCCGTAGGCCGCGTCCACGTCCAGCGCGGCGCACACTGCGGCCTTGTACGCCGCTACCTGCTCCTCGCCCTCGGGGACGTTGAAACCGATGGCCTCGCGCACCGCGGACACGGCGGCGGGAAGATGCGCGCACACCTCGTCCCAGGTGTGCGCCCCCTTGTAGTCCGCGCTGCGCACCTCCGGCAGCATGGCTACCCCTCCGTCGGGGCCGCGGGCTTCTTGCGCGTGCGCTTCGCCGGTGCGGGTACGGGCTGCGGCTCCTGCTTGGGCTCCGCGTCCGGCTTCTCGGCCGGTTCGGGCTCTGCCTTCTCCGGTTCCGTCTGCGGCTTCTCGGCTCGCTCGGGCTGCGTCTGCTCCTGGCCGACCTCCGCCGGCTTCTCGGCCGGCTCCTCGGGGAAGGTCAGCCCCACGATGGTGCCCATGCCCTACTCCGTCTTGCCGACGTGGGCGTAGATCAGGCCATTCTTCTGGAGGTACACCAGGAGGTCGTGGAACAGGCGGTACTGCCACTTGTGGGCCTCGTCGGCCTGGTTCACGTCCGGGCTGAAATAGCGCAGCTTCTCGTGCTTGGAGATTGCCGCGGCGGCCTCGGGGTGCATGACGATGAAGTTCAGCTTCTTGCCGTCGGCCGCCTTCTCGTAGCCGCCCTTCTCCTCGCCGGAGGTGGTGCCGTCGAGCAGCTTGATGGCGGAGTAGAAGCGGTCGGCCGCCACGCCCACCATCTTCATCTCGTCCCAGGTCGCGAAGTTGGTGTTCGGGGCCTGGCCAGCGGACAGGCGGTACGCGCCGGACAGGCGCAGCAGCTTCTTGACGTTGCCGGAGTGGTAGAACAGGCACTCGCTCAGCTTCGCGCCGTGGTCCTCCATGCACTGCTCAGCGTCCAGCACGGCCTTGGCGGTCGCGTCGGCTTCGGCGAGGTCGGCCTGCACCGTGTTGCCGGCCTGCTTGGCCAGCTCGGCGAAGCGCAGCGCGTCCACCTCGGGCACGACCTTCGTGCGGGCGAACTCGCCCATGGCTCGGGCGCTGACCAGCTTGGCGCGCTCCTCGTCGTCCAGCACGTCGATGCTGAACTCGCGGTCGCGCTCGTAGCGCAGCTTGTAGTCCTCCCACTCAAGGGAGATGCCGCCCTTGGTGAAGCCCTGGCCGCGCACGTGGGTCGCCAGGCCGTCCATGTCCATCTTCGCGATCTTGATGGTGCCGTTTCCGCTCATCTCGCCCAGCAGGTCCTGGTTCATGTTCAGGTCGCCGGTGACGGTCTCCTGCATGATGACCTGGTCCAGTCGGGTGGTGAACTTCGTGATGAAGGCACCGAGATTGTTTGCAGGCATGTCCTGCTCCTTCCTAGTTCTTCTTCAGGCCGAACGCGCGGTCGAGCTCCGCGTCGTCGTCGCCTGCGGTCCCTTCGGGCTTCTTGCCCGTGGTGCCGGTCTGTTTGTCCTTGCCGAACAGGTACGGGCACTCCTCCTTGAGCTTGGCCACGTCGCCGTCGTAGTCGTCGAGCAGCGCCTTGGCCGCCTTGACGTTCACGCAGCCGGCCACCTCCAGCTTGTGGGCCACCTTCTCGTCGTCCAGCTCGGCCTTCATGTCATCCAGCTTCTTCTGGAGGTCGTCGCGCCCCTCCTTGGTCTTGGCCGCCTCGTCGATCTGCGCCTGCAATTCGGCGATGCGCTTGTCCTTGGCCGCCAGGTCGCGCTCGTACTTGTGGCGGTTCACGGTCGCGCCGGGCTTGCCGCCCTCGCCTGTTCCGCCGCCGTCTCCGTCGTTGCCCTCCTGGCCCTCGCCGCCCTGCGGCTCCGTGCCGGCGCCCGCCGGCTCGTTGGCCTTGGGCTCGTTGCCCTCCTGGCCCTCGGTTCCTTCGGCCGCCTTGTTGTCGGGGTCTTGCGCTCCCATGTCCGTACCGTCCTTTCCGGTGTTTGGTTGCCGCGCTTCACTGCGCGCTCGGTCGTCTCGCAGCTGTTGCCGCCGCTGCCGCGCATGGGGCCGTTCCCGCCGCCCCTCGCGATGGTTCGAATGGTCGGCCGTGTGTCGCCTGGGCATGAGAAAAGCCGCCCCGTAGGGCGGCTCTGCGTCGGTTCTATGCGGTTGTGCGTCTGGTTGTTAGTCCGGGAACAGCTCCATGATCGCGCACCATTCGCCGGTGAGCGCGGGCACGATGCGCGCTGCGCCTGCCGTCTCGTCGATTATCGGCAGCGGGAAGTCCGCCGCCTTGCCGGAGAACGACAGCGAGTGGGCGATGCTTGCGCCGTGCTGGACGGATGCGCCCAATGCTATCGGCATCGCCAGGTCGTCTTGCGTCTTTTTCAGCGCTTCGGCTACGTTCATCGTTTCTCCTTGCAGCATCGCTTTATCAGGTCCGTGAATCTGCGGTCGTCTATGCGCATGCAGTAGGTCTGGTTCTTTTTCGCCGCGGCGAAGTAGCGGGAGCAGTCTCCGTCGTTGCTCTGCGGGTCCACGAAGCGCGTCGCTCCGTTCATCCTCTCGGCGATGAAGACATGGCCGGAGTTGCCGCCCTTCCATTGTACGCGCACGATGGCGCGGGCGCCATCCCCCCACTGCTCCATCAGCTTCTCGACCTTGCCGCGGGTGTTTGCGCCGCTGTTGCTGAAGCACGGCACGAGGTCTGCGTTCTCGTACACGTGCGGCCAGCCGTTCTGGTCCGTCATGTAGGGGAGGCGGTCGCCCTTGCCGCCCCGCGGCTTGGCGGTCACGTCAAAGCCCCTGCGGCGGGCTTCGTATGCGCTAACGCAGCGCTGGCAGTTAAACGCCCACTTGGGGTCGAGCGGCTTGAAGTTCGGGTTCGTTTTCGCCAGGTCGTCGGCTGCCGTGTGGTCGCCCCCTATCCTCTTGAAAAGGGCGGCGTGCTTGCCTATGGGCTTCGGTTTCGCCACATTCTTTAGCGTGGCGACGATTCCGCTGAACACGCGCCGCTGCTCGCCTGCGGTGAGGGTGGGGAAGTCGGACGGCTCCATGCCCTGGCGCTTCATCTCGTCGGCGATGGCGCGCTTGACGGCGGTCTTGCTTACGCCCGCCCTGGCCATTGCGGCTTGCGCGGCCTTGCCGGCCAGCAGCTCGTCGACCTTGCGCCCGCTCGACGCGATGCGGACGCCGACGGCCATGTCGCCGGCCCACTCGCGCGCCGGGTGGCGGTGCAGCACGGGCCTGCCCGTGACGCTCAGGGCGTTTGACTCGGCCACCAGCCGCCGCATGGCGTCCTGCCTGCGGGCCAGCAGCTCCTGGGCCTTCACGACCTCTGCGCGCGCCGCGGGGCTTGGCGCCGCGTCGTGGCAGATGCGGGCGCCGCTCAGCTCGCGTTTGGCCTCGCGGATGGCGCGCTCCCCGGCGCGCTGGCGCTGCTCCAGGGCGTACACCTGCTCGCCCGGCAGGCCGCTGGCGTGTTTGGGGTCGCGCTCGTAGGCGCGCTTGGCGCCCGGCAGGTACGGGCCGAAGCTGTGGCGGCAGTTCGCGCCGAGCAGGCCGTCCACCGAGCCGTAGCCCGTGGCGGCCTCCAGGCCGTCGTAGGTGCGCCCGTCGACCGTCACCGTCCCACGCCAGCCGTAGACCTGGCCCTGCCACGACGCGTGCGTGGGCCGGGCGTTGGGGTGGCTGGAGACCTCGACCAGCTGGACGCCGTAGCGGTCCATGGCGTCGGCGGTCATGCGTGCCCCGTCCTGGGCTATCTGCGTGCGCACGTGGCGGCGCACGGCCACGTCGGCGCGGTTGGCCACGGTCGCGTTGCCGCCCGCTTCCACGTACTGCACGATGCGCACGCCGTCGCGCTCCAGCTGGCGGACCGCCGCGTGCAGCGCCCGCTCCGCCGTCTCCACGCCCGCGTTCGCCTTGGCTATGGCGGCCGTGGACGCCTGCAGGAACGCCTCAACGGCCCCGCGCTCCATGCCCAGGTTGTCGCGCTCCAGGATGGCCGCCAGGCCGCGCAGCGTGGCCTCCATCTGGCGCGGCCACGCCTTCTCCGTGCCGGGCCTGCCGATGCGCTCCATGTCGTCGGCGTCCGATGCCCGCAGGCGCTTCTCGACCGTCGCGCGCAGCTCGGCGTCCACCTCGCCGGCGTGCGACGCGATGATGCGCCGCAGCTCGGCGGCGTGGGTCTGCCCGAGCAGCGCGGCGGCGGTCGCGCTTTTGGAGGTGACGCCGCCGCCCGACAGCATCAGGCGCGCCAGGTAGTCTAGCATCTCGGCCTCGATGCCGCGGTATACGCGGGCCAGCTCCTCGCCGGCCTCCTCCAGCGCGTCCGGGGACAGCATCAGAAGCCCTCGTCCACGACGGCGGCGGAGGGCACGGCCTCGGCCGCCTCCTGCTCGCTGAAGCCGTGCCACTCCATGAGGTAGCGCTGCTTCAGCGCCGGCACGCCCAGGGCCGCTATCTCGGCCAGGGCCATGTTCTTCTCGGTCTGCGTGTCTGTGATCACGCTGTCGTCGAACTGGACCATGACCGCGCCGAAGTCCTCCTCGATGGCCGCGCCGCAGTGGATGCGGGCGCAGTTGAGCAGGCTCGTCACCACGCGCTGGATGGCCCCGCGCAGCACGTTCTCGTGCTTGCGGACGTTGCGCATCAGCGCGGAGTTGTCGGCCGTCACCTCTGTGGCGGTCTTCATGCCGCCGCTCTTGTCCAGCGCGAAGTACTGTTGGCCGAAGCCGCACAGCTCGCCCAGCTCCGCCAGGGCCACGTCGAACGCGCTGCGCAGCGGCTCGATGCGGATGTTCGGGCTGTAGATGTCTATGAGGTCCTTGGTGACGTCCTTGCCGGCCAGACGGCGGAACAGGCGGCCGTCCACCTTCGGCGACGGTATGACCTTGCCGTCCTTGCTGCGCACGTCCACCATGCTCTCGTCCACGAACACCTTGGCGGCGGTCAGCTCGACCTCCTGGAACATGGAGTCGTAGGCCAGGTCCACGGCCTTGACGGCGTCCACCGCGTCGGCGAACACGGACTGGCCGTACGGGGACAGGTCCACGTACGTGTTCTCCAGCGCCGGCTTCACGATGCCGAACGTGGGGCAGGCCTGCTCCGTGTCGAAGTCCTCCAGGATGCCGGCGGCCTCCGCGTCCTGCTCGCGGGAGTCCACGAACAGGTACGTGCGGATGTGGTAGCTGGCCGTGTCGGCGTCCCAGGCGTGCACCTGCAGCTGGTCGGCGCGCTTGCCCTTCACGCTCGCGCGCGTCACGAACGCGCACTCCGCCACGCCCTCCTCGTCCCAGGACAGCGGGCGCACCATGCGGGCGTCGTAGCGGCGCACCTTCACATCGGCGCCGCCGTCCCGCACGTCGAACCACAGCGCCCAGGCGGCCGTGCCGAGCGCGAACGCCTTCTCCACGATCAGCTGCCCGGTCGGCCAGAAGTTCGCGCGGTCGAGGAAGTCCTGCAGCCACTCGTTTGCCGCTGCGCCCTCCACGCTCACCTGCGTGTCGTCGGTGACGAGCAGGCTGGCCCACTCGCTGGCCACGCGCTTGGCGGGGCGGATGGTCAGGCGGTCGCGCTTGCGCCGCTGCCCCTGCATGTCGGTGTATGCGTCCTTGTACCAGTCGGCCTTGCCGCTGTACCAGTCGTACCAGGCCTGGATGTAGGTGTCCATCGAGTTGTCGACGGAGTAGCCCAGCTCCTTCAGCTTCTTGGTCACGTGCGCCGGCACGCTGAACTCGTCGGTTGCCATCTTGCGGTCTCCTTATCCCCGCAGCTCGGCGACGGCCGCGCGCTCGCGCGCGCTCAGGGTCCATCGCTCTGCTGCGGCTCGCTCTGTTGCGGCTCGCTCTGCTGCGGCTCGCTCGCCCAGCAGGAGCCCGCCGCCGAATATCGCCTTGCCGCACTCGCGCTGCATGTCCAGCGCGCCGATGCGGCGGCACTCGCCGCGGCGCACGCCGAACTCAACGCCGTACTTGGCGTAGCGCTGCAGCATGGCCGCCGTGGCCACCTCGTATGGGTACTCGTATCGCGGCTTCGTCTTGCGAGCGCGCCCCGCCTCGATGGCGGCGTTCACCTCGCGGGTGAGCCTCGGCGCGCTCTGCATCACGTACTCGCCGCCGCCCATGTTCGTGACGAACGAGGTGCGCACCTCGGCGCCGTTCTCGTACACCACGGCGCAGTCGGTGATGAGGTGGTTCATGCGCATGCACACGCCCGCGCCGCCCAGGCACGTCAGGCTCGGCGCGAACAGGAAGAACGGCACGTCGCGGTCGATGTAGAACACGCAGATGGCCGACAGGATGGAGAACGGCGGGTTGTCGATGACCGCGCAGCCCTCCTGGTACTCGAAGCGCTCGTAGTCGCCGCCGGGCCAGAACGGGCGAACGACGCGGGCCGGGTCGATGCCGTACTCGCGGCACGCCCAGCCCTTGACGGCCTCGTAGACCAGCGGCGGCGTGTAGCAGTCGTCGGTGGTCTTCTTCGGCTTGAACTTCTCCACGAACTGCTCGTAGGTCTCGCCCTTGGCCATTTATGCCGCCTTCCTGTATCCGCGCGCCCTGCGCGCCTCGTCCATCGTCGCGTATCGGGTCGCGTCCACCCAGTGGTCGTTCCCGTCGGGTATCTCGTTGAGCACCTCGCCGTCGGGGGACTGCGCGTACTCCAGGGCGCGCACCTCCGCCGCCAGCCTCGGGCAGCGCACGGGGTCGATGACCCACGCCGCAAGGCACTGCAGGAAGCGGTAGCTGGCCATGCGGCCCGGCTTTCCCTTGCCCGCCGCCCTGGCGTTCGCGCCGTGGTCGCGCTGCACGGCGATGGCCGTGGGGTCGGCGTCGTCGGACAGCACGGGCAGGTGGTGGTACTCGGGCGCGCGGCCCTCCCCGTCGCTCCACGTGAGCAGCGTCTTGACGCGCTCGGCCTGCTCGTCGGGCGGCAGTTTGTTCGCGCCGTCCTCGCAGAACGTCAGCAGCTCGCGCCGGCCGGGCCTCCACTCGCTGCCGGTCACGGCCCACGGGTCGGGGTACCAGCCGAAGTCCTGGCCGAAGCGCAGGCGCTCGAACTGCGCGATCTCCTCGTCGGTGATGGCGCGGAACACCACGTTGTCGAACACCTCGGTGCCGATGCCCACCGGCTCGCCCAGGTACTCGTGGCGGTACGCGCGCTCGTCGGTCCGCTTCAGCTCCTCGGCGTCGGCGATGAACTGCCCGCCAAGCCACTCCGGCGGCACGTCCAGGTACGTGGAGCGGAACACCGGCAGGCCCTCGGCCTCGCGGCGCTCCATCTCGGCGTTGACCCAGCAGCGCGCCGAGCGCGGCGGGTTGAAGCTGTACAGGCGCACGCAGCTCTCGCCGCCTCGCGTGAGCGACTGCGTGACCTTGCGCACCTCGGCCATGCCGCGGAACTGGTCGGCCTCCTCGAACCACACGCAGCCCACGTAGCCGAACGGCACCTTGATGGACTTGATCTTGTTCGCGTTGTCGCATCCGCGGAATATGATCTTCTGCCCCGTGGCCTTCTTGGTGATGCGCAGCGTGGACTCCGGCATGTCGTACTGGTCCTCCAGCCCGAGCGCGCGGATGGCCCACACCACCTGGGCGTAGGCCGCGTCGCGCAGATCCGCCTTGCGCTTCATGAGCACCACGGCGTGCTGGTCGGGGTTGCGCTCGATGTGGTTGACGACCTCCAGCGAGCAGAACGAGGACTTGCACGAGCCGCGCCCGCCCGCCAGCCAGATATCGCCGCGGTAGCCGTCCGCTATCATGCGGTGCGGCGCGAGGAAGCGCGGGCCCAGCAGCAGCGCGAAGTCACGCACGAACGCGGGGCGCTCCTCGGGCTCGTCCTCCGGCAGCCACGCCATCAGGCGGTCGCTCGCGTCGGCCAGCGCCTTGACGGCCGGGGCGAGGTCCTTGTCCGCCAGGCTGTGCGCCTCCACGGCGGCCACGCCCTTGCGCAGCAGCATGGCCTGCGCGCCGACTATCTCCGCGCGCGTCACCACGGCCGCGGCGGCCGCGGCCTTCTGCAGCTCCTTGAGCCTCGCCGAAACCTCACGGCGCTTCTCCAGCTCGTAGGCGCGGTTGTCCACCGTGGCGGGCTTCCACCTCTCGCTGGACGGGAACGCGCGCAGGTAGGCCCGGCGCTGCGTGGCGCCCTTGGCCCTCTCCTGGCAGTAGCGCTCCTGCGCCGGCGTTATGTCTCGTTTGCTGCTTCCCATGCCGGCCATGGTCTGGCACGTGTCGCCCCGGAAACGAGGAAGAGCCGCCCCGAAGGACGGCCCGACCCGAATAGGAGGTCGCCGGCGGGCTTGCCCTGGCCCGTCCGCGCGGCGATATACTGCCAGCGGTGTCGCCCGCGCCTAGAACGCCGACGCGTACAGGGCCAGAAGCCCCATCGCGAGCGAGCGCGCCGCCAGGAACAGCAGCGCGTCGACGGCCAGCGCCGCGGCCAGGAACAGCAGGCAGCCCCAGTTGACGTTCCTCACGCGTCCTCCTCCCACATGATCGTCCCGTCGTCGCGCTCGGCGCGCATCCACGCCGCGTACTCCGCCCACTGCGCGAACTCGCCGACGAGGCGCGAGCGCTTCGCGCACCTCGTGTGCGGGTCGACCTCGCTCACCGCGATGAGCAGCGGCCACGTCGTCGCGCGCACCTCCATGCGCGCCGCCCTCTCCGGCGTCCCGAAGTAGTATTCCCAGTTCGTCATCGCGCGCCGCCCTCCGCTCTCGGGGCGGCCTTGCGGTACGCGAAGTCCTCGAACGGGTGCCCGCACCACCGGCAGCGGTCTCCGCCCTTCGGCAGGTGGTGCCACGTGTCGCGCGTGCCGCACTCCGGGCAGCGCACCTCGATGCTGGGGCGGCGCTTGGGCTTCGTCTGCTGCTCCATGGCTACTCCACCGCCATCCGCATGACCGGATGCATGGCCTCGCGCAGGCTCCTCGCCGCCACATCGGTCAACGCCTCGGGCTTCAACTCCACGTTCAGCTCCACGTTCGCGCCCTTCAGGCACGGCATGGCGGCGTCCTGGGCCGCGCCCTCGAGCGTCGGCGCCGCCGTCTTCTTGGGCTCGCAGCGCCCCAGCCACATCTCGCACTCGTCCAGCTTCGTCAGCGCCAGGGCTCGCTCGCGGCTCACCCTGTAGACCGTCTCGATGCTCAGGCGCGCGTCCTTGACCGCGCCCGCCGCGAACTTCGTCGCCTCGGGCGCGGCGGTCTCCTCGGTCGCGGCGTCCAGCTTCTCGCGCAGCCGGGCGTTCTCGAACCTCAGGTCGCGAACCATGCGGCGCAGCGACGCCACCGCGTGGCTCTGCCGCTCGTTCCAGCAGTCCTCGCACAGCGGCTCGCTCGTGCAGCTCATGTTGTCCTGCCCCAGGGCGTCGATGTCGCGCCCGCAGCTCTCGCAGATGATTCCGCTCATCTTCGTTCTCCTTCGTTCGTTCGTATGTTTCGCATGACCCCTAGGTCACGGGGGCGGGAGCCGTCGCGCACGAGTGCGGGCGCGGCTTTAGCCCGCACGCACGTCCCCCGCGACCCTAGGTCCTGCCATTGTGGTTGGGTTAGTTAGGTCACTCTTATACCTTTAGGTATAGTTCGACCTAACCCAACTACCAGCCGGTCATGGCGTCCTCCATCGCGGGGTCGCGCAGCACGCCTGGCTTACCCCTGCCGCCTTCGCTGACGATCGTGCACCAGTCGTTCTTGTCGGCCTTGACCCAGTTGCGCACCTGCCCCTCGGTCGGGGCCTTGCCGTTCACCTCTGGCATGCGCTCCACCACGTTGGCCACGGTGGCGGGCACGCCGTCCTCGGCGCAGGCGGCCATGCCCTCGCGAAGCGCCGCCAGCTTCTCCTCCTGCTTGCGGGAGTCGTTGCGCGCCTTGCGCTCGCGGCCCTGGGCGCGGTAGTCCGCGCGCCCCAGCTCCTCGCCCTCGGGGCTGGCGTCGGCCAGCGCCCCCGTGGCGTCCACCGCGTGCATCGGGTAGTCGAACAGCAGGTTCACGGGATCGAAGCGCGGGAACTCGCGCAGGGTGCCCTCGACGCGCCACGCGGTCATGGCCTTGGCCCTGCGGCGGGCGGCCACCACGCC